CCAGCGCCAGTTCTAGGTGTATAAGCACCTGTTGTAGCGTCGTAACTAGAAGAGAATCCAGTATCGGGTTCGTTGAATAGTGCCTCTTCGCCGCCTTGGTTCTCGTAACGTGAACGCATTGCGAAGATTAGACCTGTAGGACCAGACATTGGCTGGACGCCACAGATATCATATGCAACGAGGTTAGGCATTGCACGGCGGATTAGGGAGATCAGTACAGGATCGAATCCTGCAAGACCTGCGGTGTTAGCGTTGCCCAGTGCTGAACCAGCAGGGCTAACTCCAGCACCGCCGAGGGAGTTAACTGCGACCTCGGAAAGCATTCCACGCTCTTCGCGAAGGAAACGCTCTTGATTTTCTAACAGGACAGCGGTAACACTCTTTCTATAGTTGTCTTTAATGGAGCCTGCGCTCTCATGACCTAGAACAGGTGCCCACTTTTCCTGCAAAGATTTTGCATTAAACATTTGTTTGTGCCTATGTGTTTGGAAAAATTAGTACGTTATAATTAGGATTGACCCCAACGGTTAAGTGCGTGGAGGTATGCCGTCATTGCTGGGGATGCCTCTTCGCCTTCTACGGGAGTCTCTTCAGACTCTTCTCTCACTACTGGAGAGTTAGGGAAATAACTCTCTTTAATTGTGTTGATCTTCTTGGAGTATTCCTCTTCAGAAGTAAATTCAACACCTTCAGCGAGAGCAGCGAGTTTGTCTTTCTGAGTATCTACGAGTCCTTCTGAAACAATGTTCAGAACAACTTGCTTAGCAGACTCATTGAGACGATTCTGTAGTTTCACATTAGCCTTGACCTGTTCGTCTAGGCGCTCTTCCATTTCACGAATAGTATCAGCCATACCCTCTACCGCGTCAACTTTGTCTTCGGGGATAGAGATGTAGTGCTCTTCAAAGAGATTCTTGAGACCTGCGATGAAGTCTTCAGTAATCTCATTTCTGATTCCACGGTCAACAGCAACTTGGTTTTGCTCCACCCATTGACCGATGGCGTAGTTAACAGTTCCACTAACTTCTTCAGAAAGCTCGTTCTTTGCTTCAGCAACGTGCTTCTCCATTTCAGTAGCGAAATGTTCTACAAGCTTGTCGTACTCTTCGGAGAGTTTTGCTTTGATTGCAGCCTCAAAGATTGTGGTTGCTTTCTCTTTAAACTCTTCGGAAAGTTCTGTTCCTTCAAATAGTGCATTAACGTCGTCAGAAACGTCAAGTGACTCGTAGGAAGGTTTGATAGGATACGAAACGTCGGGACCTTTGCTGGTTCCGTAAGCAACCTCAGCACCTATAGAAGGTGTGGTTCCTTGATCACCAGCATCGTTAATATTTGCGGTTTGTGCGGTACCATCACTTTGTGCTGCTTTAGCACCAACTGGTGTTGCTGCTTTAGCTCCTGGGTTGTTTTCGCCCTCATCGTTACCATCTGGACGGGGACCGCCATTATCGGTAACAGACTGACCTGATGGGGCAACTTCAGTACCCACGCTAGGAGCAGGATCTTTACCTCCCTTTGCGCGATTTGGTTCACCAGAAATACCACCGCTAGGAGCGGCAGGATTTGCTGGAAGTACAGCTGCGGTTACGGTAGGCATTGGGTCGCCCTCTGCTAGGACAATGTTTTGCTCACTAACGAACTCCGCAAACTTTTCGTTTAACATATCTGACATTTGAGTTTCCCCGTGTTTCGTATGATTAGTCTAAGTTTATTTATTAAATTATAATCCTGAAAGGAAGTTCTCAAAGACTTTGAGAGTCCTCCCTTCCAGTTCTGAGCGAGTAGCCTCGCTCACATATCTTTGGTATTTAGCAACTTTTGATTCCTTTAGAATTCCGTTGTCCCATACCCATTCTTTACCTTCCATGATGCCGTTGACGAATGCATCTGGTGCGGAAGGATCTGCTACGATATCTGCAGCAGTTGCTAGCATGAAGTCATCCATAACAACATTACAGTCTTCGCGCTTATCGATGCTTCCCATACCACGAGAAGAAACTCCTAGTTGAACTCCTTCTTCTAGTAAATTTTTAGCAATCTTACCCATTGGAGTATCTAGAATTTGTGCCTTACCCATGAAGTTATTTCCTTCAGAACGTAAGTCAGTAATTCTATGAGACACTCTGTCTAGGTTTACGGTAGGACCATCAGGGTGACCTAGTTCACCTAGAGCACGCTTGGTTTTTACGTATTCTTCGTTGTAACGATTAACTTCTTTTTCGAGAACCGAGAAAGGATACATGCGACCGTTACGGTTTTTTAATTCCGACTGAAGAAATACACCTTCGATGTACATTTTTTTATCATCACCAGTTCCTTCGGTGATGAGTTTTACATCTTCAATCGTTTCCGTTATCAGTTTCATTTGGTAGTTCCTCTGCTGGTTCGTCAAAATATGATTTCGCTACAATCTGTTTGTACTGAGACATTGCATCTGCAGCACGAGAATACAAAAGATCTTGAATTGCATCTATTGCATTTGCTCTTTGTCCGTCTTCGATGGACTTAACTACGCTAAGAACCTCGGCGTTGGGGTTGGATTGTTCCATAATTTAGAATTATTTATCTTTAGATTGACTTGGAGGTAGAGATTTTTGTTTTTGTACTTCTCTATCAAGGTTCGCATCAGCAGAATCTTGCTCTCTATCGAATGAGTCATCTGCTTGAATGCCCTGCAACTCTGGGGAGAATGCAGCATTTTGTCGGTCCATAGTATCGAACATATTGACCTGAGTTGGATCCATGACCAGACCAGAATTGATCTCGGATTGGATTTGTTTATCCATCTCCTTGAAGTCTTTATCAGTTTGTTGAAGAACATGACGACGAACATAATCAACAGAATAATACTTACCGACAAAAGGATCCATCTGTGCTACAAGACCCATTCGTTGGGTCAGCATTTCAATTTCTTTGAGTTCATTAAAATGATTATCATGTATGAAGTCGTATTGAATATGCTCTTGCATATCATCCCAATCTTCAGGAGCGATGACACCCTTGAGGATGAGTTGAGTCTTAAGAATATCGTGGAAGATTCCACTAAATCTCTTACGTAGTCTTCCGATAAACTTACTAAACTTGAGTTCGTCACGGAGGACTTCAGTTGATTTACCAAGGTTAAATCCTTTGTTATCGTCTGTGAGACGGGAAGGAGGAAGATTGAGAGAGTTATAAAGTTTCTTTTTAAAATACTCAACGTCCTTAAGTTCTCCAAGGTTTTGTGCTCCTGGTAGAGTTGTAATCTCAGTACCGCGACCACCCTCTCTACGAGGTAACCAGAAGTCCTCAAGCATACTCATGTGCTTTTTATCATCACGCATCTCACCAGTTTGTGCGTCATACACAAGCTTGTTGCGATAGCGATTCATTACATCACGAAGATATTGTTCTGCTTTGACCTTGGGTAAGTTACCAACATCAATGTAGAAAATTCTACGCTCAGGTGCGCGAGACAATCTGTAGATAACAAGAGCATCCTCAATCATTCTAAGTTGGTTGAGTGATTTGATTGCCTTGTGCATAAAGCTCAAGTGCATTCTCTTGTTCATATCCTGCAAACCAGAGTGGCAGAATGTGATTGCATCAAATGCAATTTTAATTCCTTGGTTTGCTCCAAAATCACCTGATCCCATTAGGGAAGATGACCTAGCATAACCTTTTGGATTATAAAGATAGTAATCAATGTAGTCTCCCCACTCATGTTCTAGAGCGGTGCCTCTTACAACTACAGGATCCTCTACTTTTCCGATCTTCTGTCTTACACGACGGATTTTGAGTGGATCAATATAACGAAGTTCTAAAATACCTCTCTTAGGATCGGCAAGATCGATTACTTTGTGGTAGTAACATCTACCATCAATATACCAATTACGAATTAATTCGTGTGCCTTCATATCGAAGTTGAGCATACGCTTGATGTGCTCAAACTCTTCTCTAATTCTTTTCTTTACTGAAGCGCCAACTTCCAGATTTGTTAACTCAATCTCTACACAAGTATCATTGGAATCGCTAACGACAAATTCATTTACAATATCATCAATAGCAGAATCAACTTCTGGATGAAGAGACATATCTCTATATCTCTTAATCAGATCATACTCATTTCTTGCTTGAGAATCTGTTTCGACGTAAGTACCAAAATATCCCCCCGCAGCTACGGCAACTCCGTCATCTGCGTTGGGAGGGACAGGGGATTGCCCCCTGTCCTTATCCTTACGGTTAATTTGAAACCCAAATAACTGACTCATTGTGTATTAACGTGCTGTTCACCAACTATTCTATTTATGATCTTAAAAAATCACTCTCCAGGAGCAACTTCAGGTGGGTTAGACCCAGCAGCAGATCCAGTTTCAGCAGTCCAGTAGGAGAGTTGGAACTCAACTGTGAACTCAGAAACCTGATCGTTGCTGTCGTATGCAAGATCAATTTGTGAAACGTTAGTTGGGAAAGCATGCCAGAGTTTATAGGATCTGATAACGCTACCTGCGTCAGATGCATCTTTCTCAAGTTGCTTGACTAGTAGGTGCGCCATGTAACCAGTTCCACTAGTTTCAGGTGTGAATAGTGGTGCTCTGTTGCCCTCGTGTGTATTCATTTGAGCAACCCATTGCTCCATGAATGCACGGATTCTCATGTCTTCGTCATTGACGAATGTAGCAGTCCAGGTATCGAATGTACGATCTCCTGAGATCTTTACAGTTCTTCCTCTAAAAGGAACATCGATTACACCCATGTTGGATGCGGGGAGTGCTGCAGATTTGCAGAGGATGTTAGTGAGGTCTTTATCAGTACCACCCTTTGCGAGGGTTCCTGGGAACTCGATGTCCACCAAGAACATATTAGGCTTAACGCCTTGTCTGATCTTCTGCAGAAACTCAGATACGTTTGAGTTAATAGCCATTGTTTTTTCCTTTTCCCTTGGTTAGTTGAATAGTTGGTAAGATCAAGCGCGTCCGACTACTTCACTGAAGGAAACTCCAGATCTAGTAGCGATGAACGAGAGAGTAATGTAGTTAATCGAACGTGTTGGTTTTACAAAGATTTCAGCAACAAATTCGTTACGGTCAATTACAGATGAAGTGTTGTTTGACTCATCACAAACAACTAGGTAGTCAGTAATACCTCTTCTTGCCTGAACCTCAGAGAGGTAGGAAGTAAGTGCATTTGTAAATCCGAGTCTTGTGGTTTCGTCATTCTGTTCAAAAATGACTCCTTTAGCAAGTGCTTCTGCTCTTTGCTCGATGTTGATAAAGAGACGACGGACGTTGATTCTGTCGAATGCAGAAGGTGAGGAGAGTGCAGTCTTATCACCGAATAGAGTGATACCCTGACCTGGGAAAGAAACAATAGGATTGATTCTGTTCTGATAGAGTTCGTCTCTATCTGCTTGAGTTGGGTTATATGCTAATTTGATAGCATTACGTACACCACCTCTTGATAGACCTGCTGGTGAGAACCAGTCATCGAGTGTTGCCGAAGTTGCAACACATAGACCCGCTACATCTCCGTTACATGGGATGTAACGATACTCATCATTGAAGCGATCATAGAAATACTTATAACCGCTATCAAATACTGCGTATGAAGTAGATTGAATAGTGGAGAAGAAGTTGATTGTGTTGTCCTTCTGCTGTGCTCTTGTTAGAGTTGTTGTTCCAGAAACTTGGTTTCCTTTGTGAGCAGAAACGAACGCGATACAATCTTTTCTTAGGTTTGATGCAGTGATACAGTGACCTGCTTTGACTTTGGTATCAGACTCATCTGTTAGGGAACCACCCATTAGAATGAAGTCAACATCAACAGTTTCGGTATCATGGAATAGAGTCATTCCAGTTCCAAACTCTGCAGGAGTGTAAGAATAGTCATCAGTACCACCTGCTAGGGTTGTCTTGACTACACCAAAGAGTTGTGCTTTTGTACCCGAAGTCTGTGCAGAACCAGCAACACCAGGAGCGAAACCAGCACCAGCAGATGATGGGTTATATGCTGGAATGTGGTGTGATCCGAAGTAAACGTACTCAGATGCTAGTTTAACTGAGGTTGGATAGTATGAGGATGAACCCTCAGATGCCTTACCATCAGACAACTTGGAGAGATAAAGTAGTCTCTCTAGAACTGTGTTTGCTGTTCCTGCAACACCACCAGTTCTGTCGATAACTGCAACATGAACTTCATCATATGAAAGTCCTCTGTCTGCTGCAAACTGAGAAGTACCAGGGCGAGGTCCGATTGCTGATAGGCGAATCTTATTATCACCTGGTACTGCATAAGATGCATCAATGTTGGTATTTGTCCACCAGTCTTCAACAGTGATTGCGATCGATGTATCTTGAACAAATGTAACCTCAAGAGTACCAGCAGCGCCAGAACCTTGAACAACTTGTACGATATCGCTAGTCTGATAACCAGTACCACCAGTGGTAACACTAGCAGAAGAGATAACGCCAAGAACGTTGTCGATTGTGAAGGTTGCGTTGTTACCACCACCAGATACAACTAGAACTTCACCGTTAGTATATCCAGTACCAGGAGTGTCGATTGCGATGCTATCGATAACTCCACCAACTGAAGTGAAATCGACAGTCATGTTTTGTCCAGTACCACCAGTTACAGCAACTGCAGTTCCAGTTGCGCTGTAAGTAGATCCACCTGTTGATAGGGTGATTGCAGAAGGAGCACCAGTATTAACTACAACGTTTACAGTTAAGTTTGCACCACTACCACCAGTTACGGTAGCAGCACCTGTAGTGTAATCACTACCAGCAGCGTTAACGCTAAGTGCCGTTGCAATACCAGTATCAGGAGTATCTAGAGTATCTGAAGATGTTAGTCTTGTGGTTGGGTTATCAAGGATAACTGCTGCCTTGAGAGATGCAGTGTCCCAAGAAAGAACCTCGGCGGTTTTGCTGCTGCCGAAGTCTAGGTTTGTTCCTGCAGCCATTCCAGCAGGTGCTGATGCGAAAGTAACATACTGGTCAGCACCACGGTCAGTGATAACAACATCCAGTGCGTTACCCCAAATACCAGGAGTTTTTGCTGCCCACTTCCAAGCGGGAGTAGTTGTTTCGATTCTTGATTCGTAGTCGGTTTGACTTCTGATGATAGCAGCAGCACCAGCGTTGACTGCGCCTGTTTCTGCGCGTACAACTGATAGGCGACCGCCGTAGTTTAGAAACTCAGATGCTACAAAGTAGTCGTCTGCGTTATCAGAACCAGGAGCACCAAATGTGTCTACTAGTTCTCTCTGAGATGCGATGGTGGTAATTTCACCAACGGGACCTTTTTGGAATGTTGAAACTAAAGCAGCCGTAGTAGCAGCGGAGTTTACAACGGTTCCTGTAGTTAGGTCACGTTCTTTAATAACGACACCAGGCGAGATTTGACTTGCCATGTTTTTGTCTCCTGAAAAGTACCCAAAATTGTCTATGATTATTTAGAGTTTTGTCTCTTTTCAGTGGGGAAACAATGCATGAACACCCTACCAGTCAGGGTAGATATCTGGTCTAAATCTGGGGACAGGATCATATGATAGGTCTAGTTTTTCTTTTTTCTTTTTTCTAGATTCAGTTACTCTTTTAACGGTACAGTCTTTACACTCATAAGAATATGCAGACAGTGACTTTCTATCTTTTCTAATCCTATAAAAATCTGTGAGTAAATCTTTTGCCCCACCACAAGACCTGCATTGTCTTGTTTTGAATAATAGATGTTCTAACTCAAACTGATCGCCTAAGTCCATTAGTAGTTCCACATGTATCCGACTTCTTCCTGTGTTGTTCCATACTCCCAAAGAGTTCCGTCTCCGTCCACGAAGGTATCATCACCCATACCATCATCAATAAAACCAAATGGAGCCATGTCCTGTTCTATTTGATTACGCTGTTCATCATAGATTCTTCTTCTGATATCCTGGTCCGTCATCTCCTTAAAGTATTCCTGCATGACTAACCATGCAAACAATACCATACACATAACAAGGTCATCATGATATCCTTCGTCTGCTTCCCATGCTTGCTTCTTCTGCACAAACGTAGTAAGTTCTTGGAAGATCTGGAAGTCATTGAATATTAATTTGTCTTCTTCAATAATAGCTTTGAGATTAGCGCAACCAATCTTCTTCACAGTCACGCTCATCTTTACACCTAGTTGGGTTTTGTTTCCTGAGAAACCTTGACCAACAACTTGACCTGCTCTACCACGCATCGCACACATAAGTACGTTAGGATATTCAAGGTCATAATTGAGAGTGGAAGCAATACCATCTCCAATATCATTTACTTCAACTAAAATATAAGGATTATTATATTCTTTTGCTACTTGAAAAATGACCGAGGGAAACAGTACAGGCTTAATCTCATTATTTCTGTACTTGGCAACAATTTTATACGGGACAGTGGTGATATCAAACACGACGAAAGCAGAATAATCGCCACCGATTCCTCGGGCAACATCCACAGTAACAATGTATTCATGATCTTTTTCTGCCCTCGTATATACGTCAAGTCCTGCATTGCTTTGTATGGGATCGTGGAATGGTATATTTTGTAGTTTTGCTGGACTAATCAAAGTATCAGCAGATCCAAGGAAGTCGCACTCAAACTCTTGTGCAAACTGTCTTGGAGATGTGTTCTTAATCGTCTCT